GGTAAAGTCAATGGCCTCGAGCAGCTTGGTCACCAGCTCGCGGTTCTCGACCTCGGTCATGTCTGTCTGCAGCTCCCATGACCAGCCATGCCTGGGCAGTTCTGGCAGCTCCTCATCCCGGCTGTACCAGATCGCCTTGACCTCGCTGGGCAACTGTGCCGTCATCAGCTTGCCGTAGTACTTGCTGCCCCTGCCTGTGATGTGTGCCTGGCTCATGGCTTCAGCCTTTCGTTCTTTGCAATCCATCTCATGTAGCTGCGAATGCGCTCCTCCGCGCCCTTGCCGTAGATCCTGTTGGTTCTGGCCAGCATCCTGTCCACCGCGGCTTTGTCCTTGGTCACTTCCCAGGTGGTCAGCAGCACCCGTGCTTCGCCCATCTCGAGCTGCTCGGTGTCGCCCGGCCCTCGAGGAAAGCGCCGCTCGATCTGCCTGAACTTCCACATCCCCTTCATGGTCGGCGGGCCTGCCGGCACAGCTCGCGCTCCTTAGGCGTGATGTCGGGCGAGATCTCGGCCACCCCGCACAGATGCATGCGCGGCTGCCGTGGCAGCTGTGCGCCCAGCACCGTGACCACCAGCAGCGCAATGGCCACCAGCACAAGGGAAAGGATCAGATCAGCTCGCATGCTTTCCCTTTGGTTTGATCACCCTGGACACCTTCTCCAGCGTGGTGAATCGATGCAGGTTGCCGCACTCGTAGCGGCGCTTCTTCTCGTTGTCGGGCTGCTGCCGGGTTTCCAGCACGCGAGTCCATGCGCCACACACCGGACACTTCATGCCTCCTGCTCCAGCGCACAGTGAAGGAGCGCCAGCGCGTCTGCTTCGTTGTCGTCGGTCACCGGGTGGCCGCGGTCGCGCACAGCCTGCATGACCGCGGCCTTGTCAGCGTTGCCCTTGCCGGTGGCGTGGCGCTTGATCGTTCCGACAGGCACGCCCTGGTACGGGATGTTCCTGCTCTCGCACCAGGCGGTCAGCGTGGCCATCAGGCCGCCGTAGACATGCGCTGCATCGGTGCTGGCATGCCGGCGCACCTCCTCGAAATAGACTGCGTTGATGTCGCCAGCAGTGCCGTAGATCTCATTGAGCCAGCGGCTGAAGCGCAGGTAGCGCATGCCGCCACCCTCATACCGGCCACCCTTGAGCGAGATCCAGCCGTGCGCGATGGGGCCGCCTGTCGGGCGTAGCGCCCAGCCCGTGGTGGTGCCCAGATCCAGGGCCAGGATCACCGCGGTCATAGCAGCCCCTCATTGCGGAGCGCCTGGACAAAGTCCATCACCTCCTGGTGGTCAGACCAGCGGCGCTGCTCGGTGTCTCCGGTGACTGTCAGCGCCCAGGTGACCACCTCTGCCGGGATGGCCAGGCCTTGCTGGGCCATGTCCAGCAGCGTCTGTGCTTCCTGCTTTGTCATTTTGGGCCATCCAGAAACCGGCGCAGACGATCATTCACATCGCCGTACCTGGTGGACAGCTCCCGCCGCACCAGCTCGTCCACGATGCTGGCCAGGCTTCTGCGCTGATCCTCCGCAGCTCTGTCGAGCAGCTCTCTGGTGTCAGGTCGCAGCCGCACCACCAGCGGCTTGTTCTTTGTCTTGGTCATGGCACTCCTGTATTCGCTGTGACATCGCGATCATACCTATGGGCGCTGTACGGGCAACGCGAAGAGTGGCCATCTTAGGGTAAACACCTAGAAAATTATTTGGTTTGGTGGTTGTACAGGCTCCCCGGATCTGAGTTATGATCTGCTCCAACGATGTCGCGGTGACATCGGGAACCACCGAGATACAGGAGTTCAGAGATGACCAAGACCCAAGCCCTCCAACGCGCAGAAGCCGCCCGCCACGCAGCCAAGCTGGCCCTGGCCCGCCATGCTCTCTACGCCAGCACCTTTGGCGGCAACGACAAGCTGGCCCAGCACGCGATGCTCGAGCATGACGTTGCACTCGAGGCGCACAACAAGTGGATGTGGGTTGCCGAGCTGCACCCCGCGACCCGCCGCAGCATGATCCGCAAGCAGTCGCTGCCCGCCTTCATGTTCGGCTACAGCGTGGTGGCCTGATATGACCGCGCACACTGGCAAGTTCGTCGCCTACTACCGCGTCAGCACCGACCGCCAGGGCCAGAGCGGCCTTGGCCTGGATGCCCAGCGCACCGCAGTGGCCCAGCACATCGGAGCTGCCGAGCTGGTGGCCGAGTTCACCGAGGTCGAGTCTGGCCGCAAGAACGACAGGGAGCAGCTTGCGCTGGCCCTGGCTGCAGCCAAGAAAGCCAAGGCCACCCTGGTCATCGCCAAGCTCGACCGCCTGGCCCGTAATGTCCACTTCATCAGCGGCCTGCTCGAGTCTGGCGTGCCATTCGTCTGCGCCGACATGCCCGAGGCCGACAAGACGTTCTTGCAGATGATGGCCGTCTTCGCTGAGTGGGAAGCCCGCAAGATCAGCGAGCGCACCAAAGCAGCCCTGGCCCAGGTCAAGGCGCAAGGCCGGCAGCTGGGCTGCCCGACACCTGAGATCGGCAGCGCCGTCGGCGTGGCCAAGATCCAGGCCAAGGCTGACCGCTATGCTGACCGCGTCGGCCCCCTGGTGCGCGACATCATCAAGCGCGGCGGCGCCAGCACCTTGCGTGACATCGCCGCTGCATTGAGCGCCCGTGGCGTGGAGACACCACGCGGCAATACCGAGTGGCACCCCAGCCAGGTTGCCAACCTTTTAAAACGTCTGGAGATCAACCATGCATGAGAAGAACATCCTGGGCATGCCCAAGCAGCTGGCCCACCCACCCTATGACACTGGCAAGGTGAAGATCGGCCTGGCCTACCAGCGCCGGCAAGAACCCGACGCCAGCCAAGATTCCAACCGGCTGCAGACCGCATTGCTCGACAGCAAGCAGTTGCAGGATGAGCGCACCGAGCGCCTGTTCCTGCGCTGCCTGTACGTCATCGCGCTCGTCGGCCTGTTCATCGTCATCGCCACCAGGTAACGGCCATGACAGACTCAACCAATGGCCGCGCACTGCGCGATGCACAGCTCGAGATGTTCGAGATCAGGGACGCCCTCTTTCTCGAGCATTGCCGGGTACTGGCCAGGATGCTGGCAACAGAGCAGGGCAAGGTCAGCATCAATGACATCCGGGCACGGGTCAAGATCCCACCTGGCATGCACCCATCTGTGCTTGGCGCGGTGTTCCGCATCAAGCAGTTCCAGGCCGTCGGATACACCGAGGCCACCCACCCCGAAGCGCACGCCCGTGTCGTCCGGGTTTATCAACTAAAGGAGAATCATGGTCAATAAAGTCACACCCGACACCATGCTGTCAGCCAGCCGGTTGGCCAGCGTGATGGGTATCAGCCGATACCGCACACCCAATGATGAGCTGGAGGCCAGCATCAGAGCGCTGCAGGGCATCGAGGTCGAGTTCGATCCCAATGAGGCTATGGAGTGGGGCAACACCCTGGAGCCGGTCATCCTGGGCGAGGCAGCCAGGCGCCTTGAGCTGGTGGATGTGGTCACCGATCACCCCACTGCCCGGTTCCATGAGTCGCTGCCGCTGTGCTGCAGCCTGGACGGCACGGGCGATGGCCGTGGCCAGATCATCCGCACTGACCCGGAGGCTGGCATCTATGTGGTCGGACAGGACAGCATCAGGCTGGATGGCATCGGGGCGCTCGAGGCCAAGCTGACATCCATGGAGCCAGAGGATCTGCCGCCGCTGTGGCGCGGCCCTATCCAGCTGCAGGCCCAGATGGACATCATCCAGGCCAAGTGGGGCGCAATCGCCACCCTGTACAAGGGCACAGAGATGCGCGTGTTCCTGTTCGCCCCGCACACCGACACGGTGGCCAGGATTGCCCAGGTAGCGACAGACTTCCAGTCGCGGCTGGACAAGTGGAAAGCGACCGGGGAGTTGGACTACTACCCGCCAGCCGATGGCGAGCAGTGGGCAGTGACCCGTGGCGCCTACCCAGCATCTGAGGCGCCGGTCACACTCAGCCGAGAAGCAGAAATTTTGGCAGACCAGATCGCCTACTGGCGGCAGATCAATAAAGCCAATGAGGAAGAGATCAAGAAAGCAGAGGAGGATCTCAAGAAGCTCATGGGCCAGGCCACTTTCGGCATCGCCGGCAAGTGGCAGATCAAGTGGCCGCTCAAGAACTACCAGGCACAGCCCGCGAAGGTTGTGCCGGCCAAGGAAGCCTACACCATCAGGCAGTCAACCCTGTCCATCAAGGAGGCCAAGGCATGATTAAGCACACACCGGGGCCGTGGGTGGTCAAGGGGACACTAATCGGCCCAGTATGCAGCATTAAGGTGATCGGCATAAAAGGAGGCGACCTGTCCGACCAAGAGACAATTTGTTTCTTGCCTCAAACAAATGAAGAGCAAGTTGCCAACACGCGGCTGGTGCAGTTTGCGCCCGATCTGTTGCGCGCATTAGAGCGAATCTCTGAGCTTTCATACGACAGCGAAGCCAACAGGGTTGCCCGCGAAGCGATTGCAAAAACCATCGTGGAGGTCGTATGAGTATCGAAATGCTCGACATGGACAAGCTGACGGCAGCGCACAAGCGTGCTGTTGACGCAGTCCGATTCAACATCCCTAAATGCAGCGAGAAGGATGCCGATCTGATCGTGACAGCCATCGTCGCCCTGGTCTTTGAAACCCTGCTGCAATACCTTCCCGGAGAACACCATGCAACTGACAACCACTAACCGGCAGGGCTTCGCGCCCGCCACTATCACTGAGGCCATGGAGTTCAGCAAGATGCTGGCCAAGTCCCAGATGGTTCCCCGCGCTTACCAAAATAAGCCCGAGGACATCATGGTCGCCGTGCAGTGGGGTTATGAGATCGGCCTAGCCCCCATGCAAGCGCTCCAGAACATCGCCGTGATCAACGGCAAGCCCAGCGTCTATGGTGACGCGGCGATGGCCCTGGTGCAGGCCAGCCCCGTCTGCGAGGGCGTTGATGAGAGTATCGAGGGTGAAGGCACCACCAACCCGGTCGCTGTCTGCATCGCCAGGCGCAAAGGCAGGAACCCGGTGACCGTCAGGTTTTCGGTCGAGGATGCCAAGCGGGCCGGCCTGTGGGGCAAGCAGGGGCCATGGCAGTCTTATCCCAAAAGGATGCTGGCCATGCGAGCCAGGGGCTTCGCCCTGCGTGATGCCTTCCCTGATGTGCTGAAGGGTCTGATCACGGCCGAGGAAGCGCAGGATTTCCCCTCAGAGGCCGCGCCGACCGTGGTCAAGGACATCACCCCTCGCAACCCGCTCGACGCGCTCCAGGCGCCCGCCAAGCTAGCGCCAGCCCCATCCCTGCCGGCACAGACCAGTGACCCCATGGTAATCGA